ACTGCACAAACAAAGAAAGATGAGGAATAACAATGGCAATCTATTTAAATAACAATGTTGGTGTTAAGTTGGCAACAGCAGCAGCCAAGACAACACCTTCTATCGATATTTCTGCATATGTAACCAACGCAGTAATTAACCAAGTAGCGGATGAGCTAGAAGTAACAGCTATGGGCGACACAGCCCACAAGTTTGTGGCTGGCCTACAATCTGGCACTTTGACACTTGATTTTATTAATGACTGGGCATCTGCTCAGGTTATGCAAACCCTTAACGATTGCTTTGGAGCAACTATCTCTGTTTCAATGATTACAGTTAAAGGCACAGCAGTATCAGCAGCGAACCCATCTTACCAATTCTCAATCTTGGTAAATAACCTAACCCCACTGGGTCAAGGCGGCGTGGCTGAGATTGCTACCTCTTCAGTAACATTTACTATAAACTCCGCAGTAACAGTGTCCCCATCGGTGGCATTCTAACTAAGGAGTAATAATGGCAAAGCTAAAGATAACAAGGGCTAATGGAGAAGTATCAGATCACAAGATAACTCCAGGTGTTGAGTACGCTTTTGAATTGAAGTATGGATCAGGTATTAGCAAAGTCTTGCGTGAGCACGAAAGGCAGACCGAGATATTCTGGTTGGCTTATGAATGCTTACGCAGGGCTGGCGCACAAATACCTTTATGGGGATCTGAGTTTATTGACACTCTAGATACTGTTGAGGTATTAGACGAAGAAAAAAAATAACTGAGCGGAATTCTATTGCTTACACTATTGCGCAATTAGCAGTAGAGACTGGAATACCGCCTAGAGAGTTTATTGATATGGATACCGAAATGTATCTAGCAATAATTCAGGTATTGACAGACAGAGCTAAGGAGATTAAAAATGCCAGTCGTGGTAAACGGCGTTAAGCAACTCCAGAAGGCTATGCGGGAAGTAGACAAAGACCTCAATAGAGAGATGTCTAAAAACGTTAAGCGGGCTATGTTAATTGTGCGGGATCGAGCACGTGGTTATTTGCCACAGCAAAGCGAAGTTTTAAGCGGGTGGGGTAAAGGCACTGCATCAATAGATACAATTAAAGACCCTAAAAGATTATTCCCACCATACGATTATGCTTTGGCAATAGGTGGCGTGGCTTATTCGGCAGGTCAAAACAAACGCAATAACAGCGGCTATAGAGCTGCATTTTATGTTTACAATAATTCTAGATCAGGTGCAATCTTTGAGACTGCGGGGCGCTTAAATAGACCTAGAGGTAACAAATCATTAAACCCTAATGCACCAGCCGAATTTAACTCAGCAGCTGAGATGCTAAGCAGTATGAAGGGCCAGGGCAAACAGCGAGGCCGTGTTATTTTCCGTGCTTGGGATGAGACTAAAAACAAAGTTATTCCAGCCGTGGTTGAGGCTATTGATACAGTAGCAGTCAAATTTAAAAAAGATACCGAACTTAGGAAGGCTGCATAGTGCCTAATTTAATTGTCAGCGCAGTCAGCACCTTTGATAACAAAGGATTAAAAAAAGGTCAGAAGGAAATTGGTGCGTTTGATAAAACTCTGAAGAGTTTAGGTAAAACCTTTGCGGGTGTCTTTGGCGCTCAAAAATTATTGCAGTTTAGCAAAAACGCTGTTAATGCATTCATGGCCGATGAGAAGGCTGCCAAGGCCTTAGAGTTACAGCTTAAAAATACTGGCTTTGCATTTAGCGCACCAGCGGTTGAATATTACATAGGCAATTTACAGAAGGCTACTGGAGTATTAGACGATGAACTACGCCCAGCCTTCCAACAATTATTGACAGTTACTGGATCTGTTACACAAAGCCAAGATGCTCTAGCCACTGCTTTAAACATAAGTGCGGCTACAGGTAAATCACTCACCGAGGTCAGCGCAGCTTTAACACGTGGCTTTAGTGGCAACACTACAGGGCTTAGTCGATTAGGTGCAGGCATAAGCAAGGCCACATTAAAGACTGGCAACATGGAAAAGATTATGGCCGAACTTAATCAGAAGTTTGCGGGCCAATCAGCAGCCAGATTAGACACCTATGCTGGCAAAATGGATTTGCTTAAAGTAGCAAGTGCTGATGCTTCTGAAATTATTGGAAAAGGTTTATTAGATTCTTTGCAATTATTAGCCAAAGATAATTCTATAGAAGAACTTAGTACGGCTATGACTGATCTTGCAACCGATATAGCAGATGCTACTTACGGGATGGCTTTACTTATTTCTAAAACTAAAGAATTTTTAGGTTTACAAGGAACAAGTAAAAATTTAGGTGGTCCATTAAGTTTTATACCAGTATTAGGACCTTATTTAGAAACATTAGCAAAGGCTGGAAACAAAGAACGCAATAAGCCTACTTCTAATTTTACTTATAGTTTAGGCACAAGCTCTACTAAAGATATTGAACGAGCAAACAAATTATTAAAAGAAAGCAATAAATTAAGGTCTGATGAAATTAGCAAACTAAAGGCTAAATCCGAAGTAGATAAACTTAAAGATAAGTTTGATATAGAGCGCATAGGTTTAACCCTGGCGCTTAACCAGGCTACCGATGAAGAAACTAAATTACGCTTAAAAGCACAGTTAGCAATCCTAGACAATAACGAGGCTTTGGCTAAGAAATTAAATGCTGAGTTAGGTGCTAAGGTTTCTATTGATGCCCTGGCCACAGCTGCAGGTATGGCCGCTAATGCGCTGACAAGTTTTGGCCCTGCCCTGTTTAACGCTTTAGGTGAGATGACTGGCCGAGGCCGTAATCAAATAGCACCTGATGAATTTGCAAGACTGCCACAAGGTGCAACTAATCAACAAGCCGTTGCCGCTGCAACCAATCAACAAACTACAGCCACAGTAGTTGTAAACGCAGGAACCATAGTTACAGATCAGCAATTAGAAGCTGTGATCCAGCAAAACGTATTGCAGTTATTAAAGTCGGGCAATAAATTACTTCCAGCGGGATCTCTCAACTAATGGCCGTACCAACAATTAATGCCATAATTAACTTCAGCACTGGCCCTGCCACTGCACAGGCTATGCAGTTAGATATTGGCATACTAGGCACAAACGTATTAGCAGATGCTGTAGCTGTAATCGTTGATGTATCTGATCGTGTAAACCTAGTGCAAACATCTACAGGCCGTGATGCTTTAGTAGATCAATTCCAAACAGGCCGACTTACCTTACGCATCGTAGATCAAAATGGCGACTTTAATCCGACTAACCCTGCCGGGCCTTACTACGGCTTACTGACACCAATGAAAAAGGTGCAGATAACTGCAAACTACAATAGCAACACTTATCCAATATTCTCTGGCTTTATTACATCTTATGTAAACACTCAGCCTAAAGATGCAACAGAAGTTGCCTATACAACAATACAAGCTGTAGATGCCATGAGACTTGCACAGAATGCACAAATATCTACAGTCACAGGTGCTATTGCTGGCGATCTATCAGGCACACGCATTAATCAGATATTAGATCAAATCTCTTGGCCAGCCACAATGCGCCAGATAGATGTAGGTCAAACTACATTACAGGCAGACCCAGGCACGGCACGTACATCTTTAGGCGCTATGGTCACTGTAGCCGATTCTGAGTATGGCGCTATATATGTTGATTTTAATGGAGAGTTTGTATTTAAGGATCGTTTAACTGCCACTGAATCAATAGCTGCAACACCCACACTCTTTGCCGATGATGGCACAGGTATCCCGTATGCCAATGCGCAGTGGAAATTAGATGATACGTTGATCTTTAATTCAGCCCAGATCAGCCGTGCAGGTGGCTCGCCACAGACAGCAATCAATCAACCATCTATTGACAAATACTTTATCCACTCATATAACCTGCAGGATCTTCTAATGCAGACCGATGCGGTAGCCCTAGATTATGCCAGGGCTTATGTGGCATCTAGAGCTGAGACAACCATCCGATGCGATGCCATCGAACTGGATCTATACACTGCTAATTATGATGCAGGCATACTTGCTGCCCTAGACCTAGATTTCTTTGATCCAATTACAGTTATTACAACCCAGCCAGGTGGGTCTCAGCTAGAGAAAACCCTGCAAATCTTTGGCGTGGCAAACACGATTACACCTAATTCCTTTAGGACAGTGTTTACAACGCTAGAACCTGTCATAGATGGGTTTATACTAGGGTACAGCGCTCTAGATGAAGATGTATTAAGTTACTAAGGAGAAATTATGCCAACCTGGCCAGGCACGACTGGTGATGTAGTTACCAGCACAATGTGGAATGGGCTACCAGCCTTCACAGTACAAACTGCTAAGACAGCCGATTACACAGCTGCTAGTGGTGATGAATACCAACAATTAGTACCAATAAATAAAGCAACTGCTATTGCATTTAAGTTGCCAACCGATGCAACATATAACTTTGCAGTAGGCACAGTCATTACAGTATTAAATATCGGTGCTGGACTTTGCACAATTAGTGCAGTGACACCTGGTACGACAACTGTATTAAGTGCTGGTGCCACAGCTGCATCGCCTACCCTTGCGCAATATAAATCTGCAGCATGTATTAAAACAGCTGCCAATGCGTGGTATGTAGTGGGAGCAATAGCATAAATGTTAAATGTAATCACTGCTGTAATTTCGCCATCTAAACCAAAGCCAGTGGTTACTGGCGGCACCCTTAGTTCTGATGCCACTTATTTTTATCGGACATTTACTGCAAATGGAACTTTAGGTATTACAGAAGATGCATTAACAGCAGATATTTTAGTAATTGCTGGGGGCGCAGGGGGAGCGGGTGGAGGAAATAACGGCCCGTTTGGTGGTGGCGGCGGAGCAGGTGGATTACTAGAGTTTGCATCACAAGTATTAACAACAACAAACCACAGCGTAACTATTGGTGCTGGCGGTTCTGGGGGAACAGGTGGCGGGGCGCCAGGTAATCAAACAAATGGAGTTGATTCTGTATTCGCTTCACTTACAACTGTTGTAGGTGGTGGGCGTGGCGGCGGAAATGCAGCTATGGGTCAAACTGCTGTAGATGGTTTTTCTGGTGGTTCAGGTGGCGGAGCAACTGCTTGGGATACTAATACTTTGGCTAATGGTGGTGCTGCAACATCAGGTCAAGGTAATAAAGGTGGAAACATAAGCAATCAAACTCCATCAACTTCAAGAGCATCAGGTGGTGGTGGTGGAGCTGGAGCAGCGGCTGCAAATTCATCTACAAGTAAAGTTGGCTCAGATGGTGGCGTAGGAAGTAGCAGTTATTCTTCTTGGGGCTCAGCAACATCTACTGGTGAATTAAGCGGTGGAACTTATTATTATGCAGGTGGCGGCGGCGGAATAAATGATAGTAGTCCTTATGGTCGAGCTGGTGGTCTTGGTGGCGGCGGTGCAGGAAGTTCAAGCACTGCAACTGCGGGCACAGCAAATACGGGTGGTGGTGGAGGAGGATCAATTAACATTGCAGGCAATGGTGGATCAGGAATTGTAATTGTTCGCTATTTGAAAACGGCGGTTTAATATGAGTCATTGGGCAGAAATTGATAATACAAATACTGTATTAAGAGTATTAGTTGGCGACAATAATGATCCAGCAGGTGATGAAGGTTATCAATGGCTAATAAATAATCTTGGTGGCACTTGGATTAAAACTTCATACAACGGAAATATTCGCAAAAATTATGCAGGTATTGGTTATACCTACGATGAGGTTAGAGATGCTTTTATACCTCCAAAACCTGATGATGCAA